AGGACCGCGTAATCCGAAATGCCGCCCGGTGATGTTTCAGCCATGTTAAGGTCCCGCCGTTGAACTACTGAAGATACTGGGGGCGCTGCTGAATAAACCTGCGTTAGCGGTCCCCGCCACGCCGCCAGCCGGGAGTATGTAGGTTCCTGCTGTCCCCGCGAGACCAGCATCCGCCGCAGCACTCCCAAGTCCGTAAGTGCCAGCAGCGCCGGCCGCCCCTGGCGCTACGCTCGCAGCACCACCCAACCCCGCAGCTCCGCTGGCTCCTGCTGCTCCTGCGCCCAACCCGGCCGCACCCGCAAGTCCGAGCCCCATGCCGGCGCCTTGGAGCAACATCCCAAGTCCCTTGACCCACGGGTTCGCCTGCGTCGATGATACTTGAAGTTTCGTCAGATAACTCTGCTCACCCGACTGCTGACCGAGCACGCCGAGCTTCGTAGCGGTGTCGGCCATCGACTGGCCTTCGTTGACACGTTCAAGCTGCGTACCCTGCGTGGTCGCTGCGCTCGTGGCGATCTTGTTCACGTAGTCCGACGCGCTTCCACTCGACGCCGCTTGCGCGGCGCCGTAGGCTTTGCTCGCGCCAGGGACGCCGGGGCTTGCCGCGGCCGATAGCGGCTGCGCTTGTAGAAGTGCAGATCGGTACGCATTCAACTGCTGCGCCGTCTTCGCCTGCGTCGAGGCGTTGGAAGCATTCAGTGTGTTGACGGTCTGACCAACATCGTTCTCGGCCTGCTTCTGTAGCTGCCCTTGCTTGAGAATGCCGGCCGCCGCAATGTCGTTCTGCCGATTCTGTTGCTGACCCGTCGCGATAGCGCTTGTGGCCGCACCAGCGACACTCGCTGCCATCGCTGCAACTTCAACGCCGGTACACATTACGGTCCCCCTCCCGTGCCGCCGCCGCCGTATCCTGACGTGGTGCTAGCCGAATTTGAGAATGGATTCGTGTACGCTTGCGCCGCGCGTAGCCCTAGCCGCGCCTGCGCCGCGTTATTCATTGCGGTGTAAGTATTCGTGAGGCCGCCGAACACAGAACCAAGTGTGTTGGGGCCAAGATTCTGCTGAGCGTTCTGAAGGTTCGCGCTGAGCTGCGTCGCGGTCTGCTGCGCGGCGTTACCCGTGCTCGCGCCCGACTCCGCGAGTGAGATCGCCTGATTCTTCGTCGCCTGGTCACTCGATTGGAGCGCGGCGAGCTTCGCCTGCGCTTGTTCTTGCGCAGTGACTTGGCCCTGACCCATCTCGCGCTGCAATTCTCCACCCTGGTTTGCGGCGACAGACGAGCCGGTGAGTCCGCCGCGCGCCAGAGAGAACTTCAACTGCCGGCTCGCTGACGCCTGCTGCTGCGCCAACTGCGTCTGGTAAGACGTGTTAATCGCGCCAAGGTAGTTGCTGTACTGCGCCTGCCGATTGGCGAACGCGGCGTTGATGCCCTGTACGGACTGGTTGATCGCATCCTGCTGCTGCGTCGCTTGATTAGCGGCAGTCTTGGCCGCGGTCTGCGAAGATGAGTTAAAGCACATCGGTTCCACCTTTCACTGCAACGTACATCACCGCATCGCTACCGTCGACGCAGAAACTTTTCAGGGTGGATTCAAATTGAAGCCCGGTGGCTGGATACCACTTCTGAGCGGCTGTTCTACTCGCCAAGCATAACGTTTCTATGCGGTGAGCGCCACTCGCGAGTTTATACCGCACACGCTCAGCCGCCATCGCGGTCACGTCGCGCCCGTAGAGGCTCCAACCCTGCTTAGTCACTAGGAACCAGGATGAGAACACGCCCGCCCGCACGGGGATGAAACCGCCGACCACGAGCGCGTTGTCGACGTTCGTAACCTCATCGACAAATGCCCACTTCTCGCCGGGGTAGCTCATGGCGCGCATTACGAGCGCATCGATATCTCGCGCGCCGCCAAATTTCTCTATCTGATCCCACTCGTCATCTCGAAGATGGCAAGCGGTCCACAGTACGTCGCCGAGTGTGAGATCGCGGAGCTTCATTTTGCGTCCTGTGTGCAGTAAAGGTTGGCGAACGCCCATCCCCAATTCTGGCCGGTGCCGAAATCGAGGCGGAGCTGGAAGCTCGGCGCGCAGAGCGGGATCGGGATCATGGTTCCGGGGACCGTATCGCCCGTGACCGCGTAGGGCTCCGTCGCGTGTTCCTTGTTCGACTGGTTGTAGCCTATCGAGACGTTGCAGACGCAATTGTTGTTCTCGACTTCACCTTCGTCATCGATCTCGCCGATCGTGAGATCGATCCCCTCAAAGTCCTTGTCTATACCCTCTTGGCCGCAGGCAACGTAGTTCCACGCCATGTAGCCGGGATACGCGGTGCTGGTGCCGCCCTGCGCACTGTACTCCTGCACGTCGTCGAGGAATATCTGATCGGTCGTGTCCATGCTCCACACGAGATCGCCAGCGCGCAGATAAAGCGCGCCGTCCATGACCGTCCAATCTGTGATGACTCCGGGGAAGCTGTAACGGCTCCAACTCATGACGTTGTTGCCGTTGATCGAGAGTACGAGTGCGAACTCGCCGACGAGAAACCAGTACTGACCGGTGCCGGGGAAAAACAGCGAGCGCGCTTCGTATCCGTTCGCCGCGAGAAGTTTCAGCAGTCCTTTTACCAGCGGGTCGACCTGCTTACCAAACTGACCAGCCTGAAGGTTGCCCGCCGATCCAGCCGTGCCAATGTTGCGGAGGCCGACCAGAGAGCAGAAGACCAGATCATTGTTGACGGGCTGAATCGTCTTCGTGTAGATGCATCCGACAGGCTCAGCGTCCAAGATCGCGATATTATTGGGGTCCGGGTCCACCTGCCACATCTGATAGCCCAGGGAGTTAAAGGCGACCAGATTCGAGCGGTACAGCCCGAGCCCCGCACACGGCTCCCCGCCATACGTCTGTAAACCAAAAGGGATGAAACCTGCATCCTGGCTGCTCGTCCAGTCCTGCGCATTTGCTGTCGCTGAGAATCGGATAATGTCGCTATCCGCCGCGAATACTTTAGCAGACGCAATTGCGACAATCTTCGATGTGCTCGGACAGTTATGGTCTGTAATACGTCCATCGGTTGCTGTCCACTCTATGTTGTTATCCGCTACCGCGACACCGATCGCTGTAGGCCATGTCGGCTGCGATGCACCCGATGTAAGAATCGACGAGCATGTCCACGTGATCGAAGAGGCGTATTCGGATGTCCAATGCACGCCTGCCGTGTTCGGGTCGTAGACGGTCTGCCCGGACGCTACCGGCCACACGGGCTCATTCGCGCCGGATGTCTCAGTCGCCGCTTGCGTCGCGACGAACACGAGGCCGGTCGGATAGCCTTGCGACGTGTAATCCCACGTGAAGTTATCGACGTAGATGTACTGATCGGCATAAATGGTCGTCGACATCACGAGAACTGCGGCAGCATAAGCTGCGTTCTTCGGAGCTAACGCCGTGGTGAATAACGGCCCGTACCCGGTGGGGTAGTTGCTGGAGACCTTCACCCACGCCTCGTTCGGCCCGGTGCCGGCGCCGTACATGCCTATCCCGCCCGAGTTCACTGACACGAGCGGAAGCGTGGCGTAGCTGTAGCTGATGAATTGGTGTGACGAGTTATACCACGCGATGCGCGGGCCGGCGCTGCAAAACGACTGGCTCGGGTCGCCGTATTGGCAGTACACGTATGCGCTGAAATTGATCTTCTGTCCCGGCACGACCGGGGCCATGAACCCGTTCGTGAGGATCGCGAAGGCCGCGGGATTGCCGCTCCCTGAGTGCGGGCCACTGCCGTTGCCGGCGATCGGCGCCATCGTAGCGCTTTGCGACCCGCTGTAAGACTGAGCCGTCGTCGCCGACACGGCCGCCTGCGCTTGGCTGTTCGTGCAGTACTCGCCGGTCACAGTCCAGTGCGTCAACCCACTCTCAAACGAATTGTTGTACGGCTGTTCCACCACGACAACACTGTTCGATCGCGGCGAAACTATGCTGCCAGGAGGGTACTGCGTACTCGGTTGCCAAATAGGAGTGCTCATGTTCCACTCGGCGGCGTGTAGAGGCCAGTGTAGCGCGCCGGAGTCGCGGTCGGCGGAGTGCCGGCTGCGGCGGTAGCAAGCGTGACCGTCTGGTCATTCGACAGATCGCTACTTTCCAGAATCGTCGCTCCGTCGCTCGTCGGCCAAGTCGGCTCTGTCGCGCCGGTAGACGGATTCAAGCCAGCGTCGGCGGTCACGGTGTATTTGAAACCGTTGGCTACGGTTGGCTCGACGATGTTCCCTATAGACTCCAATGTGTTCGGTGTCCACACGGGGTTTGCCGGCAGAAGCCGCGACGCGACGTACGTCAAGCCGTTCGGGCTCGTCGGTATCACCACGTCGCCGATATTGTAGTCGGTGCTTGCCGCCCACTTGTTCGCGTTGTCACTGCCGGTGCTCGATTGAATCCAGTAGTGGAACGTGTCGCCATTCGCCGCCGCGAGCGCGCTCGGCACGTCGAACTCTGCGACGACGTAAATTCCGCCAAGGTACGGCGCGGAAAAGTGGATCTCTTTGATCGGGTAGCTCGCCGCGTTGAAGAACGACGGTGCGAGACCAACGCCGAACGGGCCGGCCGGTGTGTACGTCGTTGAGTAACGCGCGACGCCTTTCGTGATACGGATGTCGGCCAGCCATATTAGACCTGGGATTGAGCCGGGGACTTGTCCGACATTTAACGTCGTATCCGTCATGGTCTGACGGGTGACGATCGTGCCTGGTGTACCGCTCGCTACTCCATTTATCCATAGCTGTATCGCTGTACCAGTCACAGTAAGCGCAAAAGCGGTCCACGTTGCAATCGCAAAAGCGTGGACCGCGGTTTCGGTCGTGTAGCCGCCTCCTATCGCAGCTTGGATATCGCAACCGGCTGAATGTCCTTGCACTACTAACTCTACTTGTGTATTTCCGCCAAGAGAGCTTATAAAACAGCCTTCGCCGCCAATTAATGCAGCCGGAACATAAATCCACCCTTCAATCGTGAAATCGCCAGTGCTCAGATCGAGCGGCCCTCCTCCCGTAACCGGCACGCTCAAGTACTGAGTTCCTGCGCCGCTCGTAAAGTCTCCTGCCGTCGCTTGGAAGCTCGGGTGTTCACTCGTCGATTGCGTGCTCGCTCCGTGGTTCGTCACTGCGAGCGCGTTCACGCTTGAATCGGTGAACACCTGCGACGTGTTAGCGCCGTTCATCAGGAGCAGTAAGCTCGTGTCAGCGAACAGCGGATCGCTCGCAATCGCGCCAGTGCCGAGCGCGTAGGCGACATAGCCGGCTGGCAGCGCCAAGACATTCGTAATCATCGATAACGTAAGATTGACTGTTACCGGCCCCGACGTTGAAGTATATGTTACTGACACGCCGTTTGGCGGGAGCGCGGGGCTCGCCGCGAACACGACGTAGACTTCGCCCGGATCGTGCGTCGAACTGCCGATTGCTTGGAAGAATCCGGCGATCTGCGTTCCGAAAGCGGTAGTCGGAGAGGTAGATCCGACGTTGCTCCCCGGCTGCGGGTTGATGATCGCTTTCACCGCAAAACCGTAGCTCAGCGACACAAGCCCGTAGCCACTGCCGCTGCCGATCTGCGTCGCAGACGCAAACTGGCCTTCCGTGACCGTGAACGATTGCGCGCTGTTCTGCGCGCTCGGATAGTTGAGCACGTGCAGCTCGTACCCAGGAGGAACGTCGACAACGGACGCCGAGAACACGTGCAGCGCGCCCTGGTAGGACATGAGACCCTTCGTGTTGCCGGCGCCGCTGTAGTTCGCGATGTCGGCGTTGCGCCACGTGCCGGGGCGCACTTTCACGGTGTTCGACTGCGTGACGTAGCCATTGAGCAAGTCGAACAGCGAGTTCTTGTCGGCGCCGCCCTTCGTCTTCAAACGGTTGATGCCGCCGCTGATCGTGGTGAGCGCTTGAGCCGGCGTACCTGATGCGGAGCGTTTGGTCGACACGTTACTCCTCAGTCGGCAGGAAGCGTGGCGGCGTCATCGGGGTCTGGACACGCGTGCGCGGAACGTACCGGCGCGAGTTGTGCTGGCCGGCGACGAGGTACTTCGTGTAATTGGCCGCCTGCGTCATCATGGAGCCTGCATCCGCCTTCGCGTACTTCTGCGCGCACATCGCGCTCGCGAGCAGCATGATCGATTCCGAATCGACCGTGGTCACGTCGCTATCATTCACGAAGCTCGTGAGGCCGAACCGGCCTTTGATCCAAAGCGTGTAGGCAGCGCGCGGAGCCGGAAAAATTTCAATGCACTGGCGGATCTCATAGTGCGTCGGCCATCCTGTCGAAATCTGCGCGCGAGTGTAGAGCACAGGATCGATCCCGCAAATGAGCGGGTACCATGCCTGGTTCAAATCCTCGAAACCACACCACTCGATAGAAAGCGCATCGAGCGTGCCACAGTCGCTCTCGTCCTGCGTCAAGCCGTAATAGCGGATGTTTGGCTCCATCTGCCACGCGTACATGCGGACGTTCCGAAATTCCTTATGCTGCCGGTAAAGTTGGTTCTGAGCCGTCCGCAACTTCTCGTTCACGTAGGCGATCATACCGGCCGGTGGGTTCGCCGCAGCCGCGGCGTAGCCAACGTTGATCAGCACGCGCTTGCGCAGGTTCGCGAGCGTATCGACTTGCCACCCATCCGGGGTTACGGCTGAGCAGTCGCAATTGAACGTGTTGCTGATACCACTTGCCGGTGTCCAGAACGTCTGTTGAGTACTCGCGGCGTTCGTGCCATCGCTGTAAGTAGCGACGACATAGTAGTTGTACTCTTGCGAAGCAGTGAGCCCCGTATCGGAGTACGTGAGAGTCGCGCCCGAAAGGGTTTGATAGAGCGTCGGGGATGCGCTCGCAACGCCGCGGTACAAGTCGTAGTTTGCAGGCGGCGTCGGCCCGCTGTTTGTCCATGAGAGAACGATCTCCGTGCTGGATTGTGATTCGCCAGAGAGCAGCACGAGCTGGTCGCCCGTGTCCGCGATCGTCACCGTGCCGCTAGCGAGCGCCGAGCCGCCTGAAGCCTTAGCCCATATCCACAGTGTCACCGTGGACCCGTTGATGAGCGTATTGATGAACGACGCCGCGGTCGGCGCGTAGGTCTTGCCGTCCGGTGTCGTCACGGTGCCGATGAAGGACTGATCAAACGTGCCGGCGAGCGCGAGCAAGAGCTGCGTGGCGCCTGCGCCCGCGGCGTCATTCGCAATCGCGAGGATCGTCGCGCCGAAGTACGTTCCGCCCGTGAGCGTGCCGGCGCTATCGCCGGTCGGGTTCGAGCCCGCAGCGATGTAGCCGTTCGCGCCGACCGGGTACGACGGCGGGAAGGGGCCGCCAGTCGCGCTCGTGACGCCAACGACAAGCGTCAGCGTTTTCATTTACGCATCGCTTGGCCGAGCTTCGCTCGTGCTTCGGCTTTGATGCTGGCTTCCTTCGAGGCCGAGATGTTGCCGGCGTTGTAGGATCGCGTGGCTCCGCCGATCGCAAGTCGCTGGTGCTTCTTGTCGTTCATCGGAAAACCTTTCGCGCCCTTCGGTCCGCCGCCTGCGAAATCGCCTTTTGGATCAGCCATACACCCTCCGAAAAAGGCCCCTCCGAAGAGGGGCAAGGATCACCCACCCGTGAAACTAGGCTGCTTCCACTTCCTCGATTTCACCGTCATCCGCTCCGATGAGATCGGAGATTTCGGACGGCGTATCGGTCAGTGCTTGCAGCAAATCTTGGCGCATGGGGGGTGACACATCGTATGGCGTGACCGGCGTCTTGTTGGGGAGGACCGTGCTCTGCATGGCCTCTTTCAACGCGCGAGTGCCGATGGCGTGCTGACCGTAGACGGCGACCGCAACCGGCACGCCGGTAAATTCGCCCTTCTCGTTCTTGTCTTCGCCGTAAACTTTCTTCAGCCGTTCCATTTCCACGCTTACCGAAGGCGGCTCGCGATCGACAACGAAATCGCGGATCTCCGTGATCTCTTCGTTGACGGCCATCAGGACGGGAACTTCCCACTCGGGAATGATCTTGCGCACTTCGCTCGTGCCTTGCGCAAAACGGACGTTGACTTCTTTGTATCGCATCTTCATTTGTAAATTCTCCGGGGTGTGTGAAAGAAAGCGGCCGAGGTTGCCCCCGGCCGCCGATTGCTTCAAGTGCTCAGCAGATACGCGCTCACCGTGCCGGTGCCGGCCGTGTGGGTGCTGATCGTCGTGCAGCGAACCGCTTCGCCCAACGGTACTCGATCCAAGAACACTGTCTTCGACTTCGTGCGCAGTGAACCGGGAGTGAAGGTCGCTACGGTCGTGAAGGTCTCGCCGCTACCCGAATCCGAGTAGTAGTTCTGCGAGGCTTCCACGATGATCGTATCGCTCGATCCGCTCGTGACACCTTCCAGCTCGATCGCGACAACCGCGGTCCCGCTGGAAGGAAAACCCATATCTTCGCCGGGGACGGCTTCGTCGCCAGCAAAAACGCTGCCGATGGCGCCAGCCACGAGAAGAATGGGCGTAGAGTGAGTGGTCGAGTTCGCCGTGAACGCAAGCTCACTGCACAGTAGTAATGCACGCATTGTGATGGTCTCCTGTTAGTGCGATGCGTTTACGAAATGCTCAGAACAGCGTGCGCATTGCGCTTGCCGGTCGTGAGCGCCGCTTTGGCCGTCAACGCCCAGTAATGGACGTAACGATCGTAGACCCGCGGGGGGCGACGAGCGATCATCCAGTGGCCTTTGATCGGACGAAGTTTCAAGTGCTTCGTGTTGAGCAGGTACATGCGCTTCAGCCAGCTCGGCGAGCTGCTCAGATTCGTCTGCAACACATCGAACACGGGGTCCCACACGATCGGGATGCCCTTGAAGAACAAGCCCGTCTCCGTGCCTTCACCCACGCCGTTATCGAGCGTGATCGCTTTCTTGTTCGTGGAGTCCACGAACACCTGGCGAGTCGTCGCACCGCCAATCGAGCCCGCGTCCAAGCGGTACTGGTCGATGATGGTTTCGCCTGCGATGATGAAGTTCGGGGCCTGACCGCCGACCTTGATACAAGCACGCCATGCCACTTCCAGCGCGTTCGACACATTGCCCGCCGTCGAGCTGTCGATCGAACCCTTGGCGTAATTCTGCCACCAGGTATTCGTGGTCGTGTTGGTCACGATCGTACCGACCGTCTGCGACGTGCCAGCCGCGGTCGAGACCAGAAGGTCGAGGCCGGGGATGTTGGTCGTTGACGCGGTGCCGTCTTCGTGGAGCATGTAGTCGAAGTTTTCGAGGAAGCCCAGTTTCAAGGTCTCCATGTTCTCTTCGAGCAAGTTCGTGAGCTGCACCTTCTCGGCGTCGGTCGGAACCGCATTCCGATCGTCCGTCATGCAGATGCCGTTCTGCGTCAGCTCGTCCTCGTTGAGACCGAAACCGTCGTGGAACGCACCCCAAACGAACTTCGCCTGTTGCAAAGTGCGCTTGCGGTTGTACGTGACTTGGCTGTCGCCGAAGTACGATTGGAAATTGGAGTCGTTCTGGTACCGGAGCTGCTCGACCACATACTGTAGTCCGCCCGTGTACTCTTTCTTCTCCGCCATGAGCCGCTTGATGAACGGACGATTGATGTTGTAGTTGTCAATCGGGTCGTTCTTCAGGAAGTAGTTGATGGCGGCGTTGCCCGCATAAGCGAGCTGTTCGCTATTGAAAGTCATCTGTTTACCCTCAGAAAGTTAATGGATCGTTCCACTTGCTTTTTGAGGGGCGCGGCGTCTCGGGTATCGCGCTACCGGCAGCGAGCCGGCAAACAGCTAAAGCAGTTTCAAGCGCATATTAAGCGGTTGGCACGATTCTTGTCAACAGGACGGTTTTTCCGGTGTGCAGCTTGGCCGAATCGCGCAGCTTTTCCGGGGCGATCAGCTCCACGAGCGTCAGGGGGTATCGTTCACCCTCAAAGCGCAAAGCGTAGGCCGGTACCCCATCGATCGCAACTGGATAGAAGCGCATTTGACGCAGGGACCACGGGGAGTCTAACCCGGAGGGGCGGGTCGTCACGTCGAGCATAGGCGATCGGTAGTAGTGCGAGTCGAATTCGAACGGCGCGCTGGCGGATAGGTTGAGCGAGCCCGGATACGGCTTGAATCCAAGGATGCGCTCGATCTCTTGCATGCGCCGTCCGCCCGCGTACTCGAACGCCCGCGTCGCGCCGCCCGCACCATCGCACACCGTAGCGCTCATGACCTGACACGTCCACGAGCGCGGCCGGCAGCGCCACACGACTCGCGGCCACACCCAACCCGGCCCGACAAACTCGATGTGGAAATATCGCTCTGCCGCTTTGCGGATGGCCGCCTCGGTGTAACTGCCGTGCAATTCCGGGCGCACGTTGTTTCGCACAACGCTGTCGCGCGTGTCAACCGGCGCTTCCCACATCAACACGCCATCCGGGGATATCTGCTTCCACATCCAGTACCACAGAGCGTCGTGATCGCCGCTCACGCTATATGCGTGGTGGTAGACGTTGAGCATGAGCACCACGTCGAACAGTTCGAACTGACGGTACTGCTCGCCGACTTGATAACTCCAAAACTGCGCCTCGGGCATCACTGGGCAGTTGCGCTCCGCTAAGTTGATGAACGTGTCGCCGACCTTTCGCCCGCGATCAAGTCCGACGACGTGCGCCGCGCCTTCATCTATCGCACGTTGACACCACGCTCCGAAGTCGCAGCCGATATCGAGGACCGTTTTATCCTTCAGCGGCGGAAGCGGAACCGCGGCGAATTTAATCGCCATGTTTCGCTATGTCTGGTAATCACTTATAGGTGGTGTAGCTTTCATGCGCAAGGTTCCTGTAGTCGGAGTTGAAGTAGCGGCGAATGAGCGCTTCCCATTTCGGCGCGTGGTCGGTCGGCGCGGAATGCCTGTAGCACTTCAGTGCATCGATCTTCGTGGAGAGTTCCATGTCGTTGAGCGGCGCGGGCGTAGCGTCGTCGAGCCCGTAGCCGAAGCCGAAAATCTTTCCGGTATAGCTCGCGCGTACCGCCTGGTTCACTTGCATGTGGTGGATGTGACCGTACTCGCCGCGGTGGTTGTGCGTGACGATTCTCTCATACCCCGATAGCGACGGCAGTTTGAGTTTGAGCGGGACGCCGCTGCTCTCGTCGAGCGCCTTCAGCATGATCGGCTTTGCGCCGAGCACTTTGCACGCTTCGATGAAGTGCCCCGGCCGCAGCGGATCTTGGACCGGCGTCGAGCAGCAGATTATATCCCAGTTGTACCAGCGCTCCCGCTGCACAAAGCCGGTGAGCCAGCACACTTCATCATCCGGGTGCGCCACGATCATTGCGGCCCTCATGCTAGCACCACATGCTTGCGGTGTAGGTGTGGCTTTGCTTCGTTCTCTGTCAGCAGGATCGTTTTGCTGACCGGATCAGCCGGGTGCAGAAATATCTGCTTCAGCGGCGTGTAAAGTTTCCCCGTCAGTGTACATTGCGGAGCCTCGTGCGGTTTCCAAGGTGGGTGCTGAGCGTCGAGATCGATCGGGTACCAGTAGGGGCGCATAGGCCCCTCGGCGGTCATGACGAGCGTGTCGCGGCAGAAGTCCACTGTGCGCTGTACGTTCACGCGAATGTTGTCGAGATTAGCCGGCGCGCGGCGGTGCCAGCCCGCCTCGGGCTGCTTCTCCCAAAAGTATCGGCGATCTCCCGCGAGCCTGTCCATGCCGATCGCGACGACCGGATGGCCGCCGAGTATAGCAGCAACCGCAATCGCGGTGAGCCCGGAGTCGCCGTTGAAGTTCCATTCGGGAATGCGATAGTCAGCCCATGACCAACGATTGATGCTTGGTGTCATGTATGGCCGCAGGTAGTCTTCCATCTGCAACCGCGTGTGGCCGAATGTGCGATCGACACTCACGATGTAGTCGACCTTGAAGCGGTCTTGCAGGAAGCCGTGCTGGTTCGCGCTGATGACACACGCGAAGTAGTTGAGCGGAAGTTTAGGAATCCAATCGCCGGCTGTGGGTCCGCCGCCGATTACCAGAATCGGTTGTGCGCTGTATTTTCCGACGAGCGCGGATAGTAGCTGGTTCGTCATCGAAGTCGTCGTCTATCTCTTCGTCCATCCCTTCCGGGAGACTCCACCAATCGGCATCTTGCGGCGGCATAGCTCACCCTCGGTTGATGGGTCATTATCTCACCTGTGCAATGCAACATATCAAACTCGCTTTTTGAGCGGCGGGACGTGAGGTTTAGGCGGAAAAAAGCGCCGCGCAGCCCTCAAAAGAGCTTCACGCCGCTTCCGGCACTTATCACATCCCGAGCGCAGCGTTGATGGCATCGAGAGCTGACTTCGGCGCGGCTGGCGCCCCACCACCGCCCGCGGGCGCCTTCGGCCGCTGCGGCATGATCTTGGATGCGACGACGACCGGAGGAGCCGCCGCTTGACGCGCCAGGATGCTCGCCTTCACGCTCTCGTATGATCGCGAAAACTGCGCCGTCCATACGCGCGGGTCCAACTGCTCGAACGTCGGCTTGAGCGCCGGCACGATCACGTCGTAAATCTGCTGGAACAGCTCGTTCCCGTCGCGCGCTCGGAGCTGGTCGTCCATCGAGTCGAGATCGGCCACAGCCTTGTCGTGCGCGACTTTTTCCTCGGTCGCAGTCTGCGTCGTCTTCGCGGCAGTCGCCGCTGTGGTCTGCGCTCGCGCCTGCGCCGCGCGCATGACGGCGAGCTGATGCGCCCGGTCAAGCGTGATCTTGCCGTCGCGCACTTCCTGCACCAGATCCTCGTTTTCCTTGTCGCGCAGCAGGTTCACTTCCGGTAGCGGCTTGCCGAGCTTGAGGCACAGCCCGCGCAGCTCCGACTGAAGTACGGTGTACGCGAGTTCAAGCTGCTTCGGATCGTTGCTGTGCACGGCGCGCATGTAGCCCATCATGCCGGCGAATTCTTCCGGGGTGCCCGCGGCTTGAACCGCAGTGAACAACTGGTTGTGCTGCTCGACGATCGTGTTCTGCGCCTTCACGGTGTCGATCAAGTACTGCATCCGCTCCGCGGTGCGCTTGTTCAACCCCTCGGGGATCTTGTCGTTGACGTGATCCGGCTTGGCGAGCTTCGCGGCCTCGGCGGCTTCGCGCGCGGCCTTCTGCTCGGGAGTCTCGGCGGCGAGCGCAGCGGCGGCATCTTCGCGCGCTTTCTTCTCTGCCGGCGTCTCGACTTTGAACGTGCCGTCGGCGTTGCGCGGGCGCGTGTCGTCCTGCGCTTGCTCGTCGGCCTTCGAGACGATCTTGTGCGGCTTGCCGCTATCCTCAATCGACTCGCTAATTACGTCCAGCGCGCTTTTTTCTGCGCCCTTCTCGGTCTTCGTCTCGGCAGTGGGTACAACGGCATCGTCCGCCGCTGTTTCGATGGCCGGCGTTTCCTCTATCTCGGTCGTCACAGTCTCTTCGTTTTCGTTGCTCACGGGTGGTCCTCATCAGGCTTTAGGTTTCTGCGTTTCTCCGCCGTCTGCCGGCGTCTTCTGCACCGCTGGCAAGGGCTGCGGCATCATCGGGTGAAGGGGTATGTCGCCGTCCGCCACGTGCGCGCCGGGGTGATCCGGGGCGCCGGCTTGCACGTGCGACGGAGCGCCGGCCGGGGTCATCGCGGCCTCGGGCGGCAGACCCGCAGCGTTCGCGCCGATGACGGCCGCGTCGAGCGCCGGCAGCACACCTTTAAGCGCGATGCTGACGTTCGGGGGCGGCGGCGCAGGCTTCGGCTGCGGGGGCGGCGGATCGCGCGGGATAAATTCGTCGATGTCGAGGCGGTCGTCCATGCGGTGAAGCGACTCGCGCAGCAGGTTCTCCAAGCACGTAGCGAGCGCAGGATCTACGCTCTGCACTTGACGGATCTGCACAATGAGTTTCTGTAGCAGCGGCAGGATTGACGCCCAGTTGGCCTTGTCGGCCGCCGAGTTCGGCTTGCCGGTCGTGCCCGCGTTGATGTCGACATCGACCATCGTGAGAAGGTCTTGTACGTCCATGCCGTAGGGCCAGAACACTTTCGGGCCGGCGATCTTCTGCGCCGAATCTGGCGGCACTTCCTGAATCGCGGTCTCCGCGGTGTAGCTCGCCATCTCGTCGAGCATGTCCTCAAGCGTATCGCGATCCGAGGAAGTCCGCGATGCAAATCCGGTCTGCTGGATCTGCGCCTCGGTCGCTGTCTTCGGCTGTTGGGCAACTGTTTGCTGCAAAGCCTCTTGAACTCCCGAGATAGATTCCATATCCCGAGTGATGCTGTTTGTGTCCCACAAGCGCACGTCGATCGTGGGAAGCGGCTTCACCATTATCGCATTTTGAATCGGCATGGTTATGTCGGTGAGTTGGACACCAACCATTTCGGCTATGACGCTCGATTCCAGTTTCTTCGCATCCTCGTGCGAGACGAGTCCGCTGTTGAAGATCAATCCGGGGATCGATCGTTCGCGCGTGAGGCGTTGGTTGGATCGGCATGCGGCGTACTCGTCTTGCAACTTTCGTAGACGCCACGATAGCGACTGCGGATGCCGATGTCCATCGACTTCGAAGAACGCGAGTTGAAAGTACGGATAGAAACGGTTGGACGCCTGCGGCGGCACGTAAGGCTCGACGCACCAGCGGTCGACGCCATCGCACATCGTTTTGATGTTGCCGTCGCGCCGGTCCCAAAACTCAACTACCTTCTTAAATTCTACCGGCTTACTTCCGCCCATTATCAGGGAGGGGGTGGTTTTTGAATATTGACCATCCGCAGCCTCATCGCCGGTCGCCGCTTGGAGAATATCGCCTTTTGCATTCGCGGGGATGTTCTTCTGGTAGTACGTCGTCGCGCGCTTGACATCCTCGTCTTCGAGCCGCGGGAACCGCGAGCGAAGGGCGTCACACGTGATGTACATGTCCTCGGCGATCCAGTCTGCCGAGCAGTAGTCTCCCATCCACGAAATGTCGAGCGAGACTTGTATGTCCTCGGCCCGAACGAAATCTGCATTGAACCCAACCTGTTTGTTGAGTTCGAGCTTCGCGCGCAGATTCGCGATCTGCATTGAAAGCTTCGCCTTCTCTACCGCGGGGTCGACGGTCTCGTCGGTGCGCGCCTCGGTCGTGAGCATCGTCAAGCGCTGCATGGACGCTTCCATGTCGTGCAGCTCTTTTTCTACCTGCGGCTGCGGGCGCTTCGCGCTCCACATGAGCCCCTTGCACCAACCGATACCGACTGAGAGCGCCGAGCGAACCTGGCGGCGAATCGGTTTCTTGAGCCGCGCCACGCGCCACAGCCGTGAGATGACGATCTCCATCGACTCGGCGAAAGCTGTGTTGTCGTCATCCGGTTGGTCGCCAACCTGCTCCGCGGCCTTGACACTCACGTCCGGGTTCTGCGCGTAGAGGAAGCTCGTCATGATGTCGATGTACGAGCCGATCAAATTCGCGTCCGATGCCCACGAGGGGTCGGACATGCCGGCCGCGTACTTGCGGTCCTGCGCGTAGGTCATGCGCGCCGCTTTGTCGAAGTCGCGCGCCGCCTCGTATTCGGTCCAGTATTGTTTGATGAGCTTGCGCTCGGTCTCTTTCTGCTGTTCGAGCGCGTCTTTATTGTTGTTCGCTTCCGCGATGCCGCTGTTCACCGCATCGAGACCGCCTTGCGCGGTGTTGCCGTCGCCGCCGCCTATTGCGCCGGAATCGCCGATGTCGCCGACGAGATCGCTGCCGTCGCCGCCGCTGACTTCAGCAGCGCCGCTCACACTTCACCCGCGTCCTTCACGCCTTTGCTCACAGCGGCGAAAGCGCCATTCGCGGCCGGTGTCTTTTTCTGCATCCCCATCTTGCGCATCTGCATACCGACATTGAGCCGCGGCGGCCCGTTGAGCGAATTGTCTTGGCTGACGCTGTGGACGTGTCCCTGGCCGATGACGTGAAACACGTCGCCGACCTTCGGCGTCTCGGTCACGCCCATTTTGTCGAGCGCGTCCTGATCAAGCGAGATGCGATGCTCGTAGCTGTACGGATCGGGGCTCAGCTTGCCGACATTTTTCGGCGAGAGCGACTCTTTCGGCTTCGCCATGTTGGCGAGCTTGACGCCTGCGATCGTGGTCATGATTACAGAATTTTCGCGATGTCCGCGAGCACTCCGAGCTTGGCCGCAACGGTTGCGCTGGTGGCCCACGTAACGAGATGCGGCCAGTTGGCCTTGAGCCAGGTGATCTGCTTCGTCCAGAACGCGGAGGCGTCGCCTTCGAGCGCGGCGACGCGCGCCTTGAGCGCAGCGACATCGGCGTCGATGGTTTGGCCGAGCGAAGCGGCAGGGGTCGGAACGGGGTTCGGGGTAGACATATCAGCGGCCCTCGGGGTAGTTACCGGCGCAGTATAGGCCGGTTGGCACGATTTTTGCAAGCCGCCCATTTTGGCGTTGCGATTGAGGAAAATCATCGGTATCTCACGGCCGGTTTGGTGTCTTCCACATATTCAAGCCACTCCGCTGTATAGGGCTTAATTCCTACCTTCCGCTCCATCTTACTCTCTTTCGGCGGGTGGTACTGATCCAGTGCGCGGCCCGCGAGTCCGCACACGTCGGCGGCGTCATCCCAACGGCCCGCTGGTAGAGCGCAGAGCTGTTCAATGACTCTCTCAGTCCACGGGGCGCTTCGCGGAAAGAAGACCTTACCTGTAGCAGCTCTAGCGCAAAAGGCGGAAATTTTTGCGATCTTGTCTTGCATAGACGGTAAAGCGCGGAGATCGACGTAGATTCGACGCCGATTTTCTCGTGACGCCTTGGCGTTCCAGTCGCGCATGCGGGTGATGAACGCAGGGCGGATTGCCTTGTCGATGACTCCACCCTCGTTGAACCCCATCTGGATGCGCCAGCGATCCACGAGAGTAAAGAAAGCCTCAAGACCAACACCCGTGTCGCACTGCTTGTAGAACCAATCGATCGCGTACATATTGTCGTCACTGTCGAGACTCCAAACACCGTGCTCGGTGAAATCGTTCTTGCCGTCCGTGACCGCGTAGTCGGAGCAGATCATCTT